CAACTTCACACCAGTTTTGAAAACCAACCCAAAGTTTTTGAGCAAATGAACGATGATCGATAATAACTGTATCTACTAAGAAAGCCATTAGACAAATCCTCTTAGGTTAGGGTTAAAAGGCGCTATGAGATGGGATCTTCTCATATCTGCATCTTGTCTAGCAATAGCATAAATTTCACTTCTGCTAATACCAATATCGTTCAATTCTTTATCAGTTAGCTTACGCAATTCATTTTCTGTTTGTTTAATTGCTTTAGCTACATAATAATCGTTAATTAGCTTCTTGAAGAAGCTGTTTAGTGTCTGTGTCATTTGTTAGTTCCTCGTAATGACCAATTGCGATTTTACGAGGACGCATTTCTTCTGGAACTTCATATTTCAAGTCAATTGACAATACTCCGTCTTTAAGATCTGCTCCATGCACTTTTACGTGCTCAGACAGCCTGAAGGTGCGTTTGAACTTCTTGGTGGAAATACCACGATGAATGTATTCGCGACCTTTTGATTCGTGTTCCCCTGTCACTGTCAAGGTACGATCCTTGAATTCAATATTTAATTCATCTTTGCTAAATCCGGCCACAGCCAATTCGATAAGATATTCGGTATCGCCGGTCTTAAGAATGTTGTGGGGTGGGTAGTGATCTTGAGCATGTTTTGCTGTAAACTCAAGCTCATTAAATAGATGGTCAAAACCAACAAAAGAGGAACGTGGGAATAGTGTTTGTAAGCCTGTCATTGTTATCTCCTTATGTCAAGCAAGATTAAAGTGGAGCCGGACCATCCGCACTCCGATAATATTTATATAGTTATTGCTATGCCAAATGTACATAGCCGCTATGCATTTTTTTTACTTATTTCCAATATTATATTTTGGACAAAGTTCCCATTGATCTTTTTCTTTGAAAGAAATTACTTTAATTTGACGTAATGGAGCAACTTCTAATTCTTCATTTTTAACCATATCAACTAATCCCCAATCGCTCAATAATGTTACAATAGTATTTCTACGAGCAATGTCATTAGATTCTAAATTAGCTTTCTTTCCGTCTAGCATAAACAACTCTTTAAAGTGAACTATAAAATATCGACCTTGTTTATGTAAGATATGGCATGATTGAAATAATTTTTTATCTTTACGAGAAGCAACTCCCATTCTTGTAAGAGTTTCTCTAACTTTTAAAAAATCGTCTGGTTGATTAATGGTTATTTCCAGCATTTTATCTGGAGACCATTCTACTAAATTATTTTCTTCTTCCACCTTTACTCACCTTCTCTTTTATATTTTTAATTTGGTCAGGTGATAACAGGGAGAGAACTTGTTTAGCTTGTTTATTACTATAGCCATAATACTCTTTAATCGCTCCAATATCATTATCTGACTCAGGTTTATTCCATTTCGAAAATCGTCTACGTTTTCTAATCGTATTTATAAGAAAGTGAAATTGAAGTTTTTTATCAGTATGATGGTATTGATTTAGCATATTAGCTATGGCTGCAGTATCATAAAAGTAACTAAGACCGCGATTTACCATAAATGGATTATATGCTTTTTCGCATTCTTCAGTTATCATAATATCTTCTTTTGTTTCATTAATTGCTTTTAAATAATCAAAGTGATTCATAGACAACCTACTACAGTTTGCATGCGCATGACATCCATAACAATATCATGGCGAGGATCATGGTGGATAAATTTTTCTTCTAGTCCGTTTGGAATAAATTTATTATCAGCACCAGATCCCCATAATAAACCATCTAGCATTGAACGTGTATCGCGAATAGTCCACCAAGGGTATGGTACACCTTTTCCAAACGAATGTACAATACTTTCAAAGATAATAGGATCAAAGCCATTACCACGAGTATAGACTTTTTTAATATCCATACCTTTTGTATAGTCTACAAAAAACTGCCAAAGGTCTTCAATTGATCTGTCTTCAGGAGATGGTTTAATTAGTTTCTTGGCTGACTCACCTTGAGAGTTCCACCATTTAACAGTTTCCATATCAACAACACGTTTGTACTTATGCACTTGTTCTTTTACGTCAAACTTAATGTAATCAGTTTGTTCTAATAATTCTTCATATGTGTATGGATTAGATTCATAGCGATTCTCATCAAACTTAAGTACTGCCATTGAAATAGCAGCCCCGGTTGCAGGAACGCCACTAAAAGTTTCAAAATCATATATTACGCAATTCATTTAAAATTCACCTGTGCCATAATTTCAGTCATCATGGCTACCATATTTAATTCATGATCTGCCACAAAAGCATTTTTATATTGATATTCAGCCAAAACTAATACTAGCTGAGGAATTGATTGAGGAGCCACAGATTCATTCATGTTATCATATAACTGACGAATAATAGCTTGTGGCTCAACATCCATATTATTTACAACCCATTGACGCATCTTCTTAAAGTTTTTTTCTTTAAGATAAATTACTAAGTCATTAACAGAGTTGTTATTGATAGACCCACTATTGCTCCCATCAATAGGAAGACCACTAGCAGCGGCGCGTTGTCCTTCATTTAATACCCTCCTCCAATCGGGGGCATACTTGAGAATGAGATCTGCCATGCCCTTATTGTTATATTCCACACCTTCCTGGTCTAGTATATATTTAAAACGAGCAAAAAACTGACTAGCAAGATCGGCTAAATCTTTCTTTGTGGTATTAAATTCATATACTCCGCAACGAGAATGCAAAGGAGCAATAATACGATTTTTAAAGTTACATGTGAGAATGAATCTGCAATTGTTAGAAAACTCTTCAATGAATCCACGAAGAGCTGGTTGAGTTGATTGTGGATTGAGATAATCTGCTTCGTCGAGAATAACAACTTTAACTCCTCCTTGTAATGATACAGTAGACGCAAATTGTTTTATCTTACCGCGAAGTGTATCAATGTTACCTTCTTCAGAACCATTGATTACAATATAATCAGCGCCGATCTCATTGCACAGAGCTCTAGCCACTGTAGTCTTACCAAGACCGGCAGTGCCAGCGAAAAGCATATTCTGCAATTCGCCAGCATCTACCATATTCTGAAACGTTTGTTTTAATGATGAAGGAAGGGTAGTTTCAGAAATAGTTTTTGGTCGATACTTCTCGACCCATAAAAAATTAGACATTCACGTACTCCATAATATAATATGTCTATTATAATCAATAATATAATAATTGTAAAACTATTCTTCTTGTGCCGCCTCTTGAGCTTGATTTTCGCATAGTTGAATTATTTGAATGCACTGATCACGTAGTTGGCCAATAGAACTAAGTTCTTCACCGCGGAAGCCTCCTCGTTGAACAATTGCATCGATTACAGCTACAGTACTACGAGATGTGCGACCCGCAAGTTGATAAATTTGAGTATCGTCAGACATATGTTTTCTCCTATTTGTATGTCGATGTTTTTTCTAGAGCAACCCAATATTTAAGATCAGTATTTTCTTGATCCAGCGTAAATTGAGAAATAAGTTTAGATGAAATGGCCACATTATAGTTTCCAGGAATCATCTGCAGATTCTTAATATTAAGAATAAAATTGTAGTCTCCAGTTGATTTGCCAGCAACATCAATGGAGTACGTATTAGATGTTGCATTATCAATGTTAACTACAGACAATGTAATTACACCATCACCTGGAATAATTGATAGTTGGTCATGCCCAAGAGCTGATGCTGCTTTTTTAATACGCGCAAGAGTATCTTGATCAAGGTGAAAACTAACTTCCGGATCTGGCATGATAATTGGTTTTGTTGGTGAAGTTAGAATGTCGGCATCAGACATAAAATATTTAATTTTTGATCTACCAGAAGTATCACTAATAGTCATAAACTTTTCTTCTAACTTAATGTTAGATGTTTCAAAAAGATTTAAAACTGATAAGAATTCTGATAAATCATAAATACCCACTTGCTTATTAAATGTTTCAGGAATAGTAGCTTGAGCCAAAACATTCTTTGCTTCTGATACAGTCATAATAGAATTACCTTCACGAATAACCAAATTAGGATTAATCCCAGAATAGTTTTTCAAGAGAGTCATAGTAAAATTGGATAATTCCATATTAATTTCCTTTTAGTTTGCTAAAGTTTTTTTCTTTAAAGAATTCCAATTTGTTTTGAAATTTACCTTCAAGAATATCGCCTTTGTGACTAATAACAAAGACATTAGTATCATCATCCAGAGTATGAATAATCTTCATAAGATTATCTACTCCTTCATAATCAAGTGATGAATCAAAAGTTTCATCAAGTACTAATAGATTAGTAGATACTGAATTCTTCATCTTGGCTATTTGTCGCCAAGTAAATAAAAGAGCCAGATCAATACGTTGCTTTTCACCTTCAGAAAAAGAATCATAAGAGAAATTATCTCTATGTCTTGAACGAATTGTTTCGGAGAATGCTTCATCTAGATGAAATGAAACGTAGAAATCTAATATTTGTAAATATTGATTTACGAGTTTATTTATAACAGGTAAATATTCTTTTACAATTTTTGTTTTAATTCCAGTATCTTTTAACATCTCTAATATTACAGTATTATAATTTAAAGATTCAGAAATGTACAATTTATTTTCAAACAAGTCAGCTTTTTGATTCTTTAAATTTTCTAAATCTAATTTAGATTTTGCTACGTCACCATCATTGCCGCGTATGTTTGATATGGCAGCGGAAAGACTTGTAATCTGTCCTTGCAACCGTACGATTTCACGATTATGGCTCGATATAAGTGAGGTTTTTTCTCTGATCTCATTAGAGCAGGCGTTGAGCCGTTCAATATCTGATTCCACAATAGCCGACTGCTGAGAGACATCGTCCAAAGCTTTTTGTATCTCCGATGCTTTGGATTTGGCGGTGGAGAGTTTCTCCGATCGAAGGTCTCCACTAATATCTTGGGAACATGTGGGGCAAGTATCATTTTCCTCGTAGAATTTTGAATCCTTGACAAGTGTTGAGATTTTTTGATTGAACTCCGCTTTGTACTGTAAGAGAGCTTGTTTTTTATTATGACTTTTCTTGAGACTTTCTTCAAGACCCTCGGAGATCTTCTCGATTTCATCGGAAATGACACTATTTTCATGGTGGAGGAGGTTGATGGAATCTTCTGCGAGGAAAATTTGGTTTTCTTTTTCTTCAATCTGATCATTGCTAAGTGCCTCTACTTCTTTAATGTACTTAGACTGTAAGTCAATCTTTTCCTTTGATAGTTCAAGGGAATAGTCTACATCTTTTAATTGATCTTTTAAAAGGCCATTCTTTTCTTTTAAGAGCTGATTCATTTTAGAAAATACATTAATGTCCAAAAGATCCTCGATAACATCTCTTCTATGCTGCGCTGGAAGCTGCATGAAAGGAATGAAGGAGGAGGATCCCAACACAACAATTTGATGAAAGCTTTTATGATTAAGCTTCAAGATATTTTGTTCGAGGATCTTTTGGTACTCTTTGGAATGAGAGGACTGATTCATCATTGTCCCATCTTTCCAAATTTCAAATATGTTTGGTTTAATACCACGAACTATTTTAAGTTCTGAACCTGATACATTGAATTCAACTTCAACCAAACAATTTTTATTATTAATAGTATTCACTAATTGTGGCTTACTAATATTACGGTGTGCTTTTCCAAATAAAGCGAATGCTAATGCATCTAATACTGTAGACTTACCAGCTCCATTGTGTCCAACAACAAGAGTAGTTTTATGTGTATTAAAGTCAATGCTAGTCCACGAATTTCCAGTTGAAAGGAAATTTTTCCATTTTAAACTTTTAAATAAAATCATGCTATTTCGAGCGTTTGCGCCTCAATCATCAAATCATACATTTCTTTTTTAATACGATCTTTATCTAATTCAGTTTCTACATTATCAATATAAGAATTTAATAGAGTAGTTGTATCTTCTAGTGAAATATTATCATCATCAACACTTGAACCAATAAATTCTGAGAAATTTTCTTGAATCTTTAACTCATGAATCTTCTTATTTTGTATTCTATCAACAAAGCGATCAAATGTAAACAGGTCTTTTTTATTAATTACAACTATTTTTACAAATTTATTATCTAAGTTGGATAAGTCATAATCATTAAAATCATATTTAGTATCATCATAATAGATACGATGGAAAAGAGTATGGGGATTATGAATAGGTGTGAGTTCACGTGTTTCTGTATCTAATACGTGAAAATATTTTTTATCATGTGCATCATTCCAATAAAATTCCATTTGAGATCCAAGGTAGTGAATATTACCTTTATTAGATTTTGTATGAAAGTGTCCACTTAAAACAAGTTCAAATCTCTCAAGGATCTTTGGATCCATACCACCATGATGTTCTAAACCCTTCATAACTTCAAAGCCGGTGAGCTCAAAGTGACCGCCAATAACATCAGCTTTACAATTTTTTAGAAAATTAATCGTGTCTTTTTCGTTATCATTACAGATCCAGGGTACTAAACCCATTTTAAGAGATCCATATTCCATAACTCTTGGCTCATGAATAATACTAACTTCATTCATATAATGGCCAAGTAGTTCTTTGAGACTATTTAAATTATTAGTGTTTTTATAATAAGTGTCATGATTACCGCAGATAATGTCCATCGTGATCCCGCGATCTCGAAGTTGTTTAAGAAAGTGACTCCTATTCCGATTAAGAGCCCTGAAATTAATGAACTTTCTATTATCGTAGTAATCACCAAGGTGAATGATATGGCGAATATTATTTTCCAAAAGATAAGGAAAAAATATATCATCATAAAATTTCTCTGCATTATCGAGAAATATGTCAGAGCTATTGCGGATGCCACAATGTGTATCATTTAAAATTGCCAACTTCATTAAATATCATTCCATAAAATCTTGTAAATCAGAATCTACTTTCACAATACGTTTTTTACGTAATTTTTCGTCTTTAAGATACATTTTAAATTCTGTATCTTTTTCTTTTACCTTATCAATACGATCTTTTAATGTGTCAATAAAACTATTGATAACGTTATTAGCAGCAGCATCATTTTCAGAAGTCATTATGTACTGTTCGATACCACTTTCAGATAAGTATTTGAGCTTGATGTCTTGCTGTTTCTTTTCTTTGGCAATACGGCGTAGAAAAGCATACCACGAGATTTGAGTGAAATAAGCAAACGCATTTGGATTTCCTGATCTTGTTGCTGCATCAATATTATAGTTTTCAATTGCTTTTAAACAATTTTCAACTGCATCCATTACCATCTCTTCACGATAAGTATATCGAATAAAGTTTGACTTATGTGATAGGCCTTCAGCAATTTTAAGAAAACATTCTGCAATATAATTTGGAACTACTGGTAAAGGATCATCTGTCTCTTTCGCTTCACGAACTTTTTTACAGTATTCAACCACTGATTGAGAAAATTCTTTATTATTAACATAATGCACATTTTTATTTTTAGACATAATATAATCCTTCAATTCTTTATTATTCTATCATGTTTTGCTGTTATTGTACACTAATTTTTTTTTACTATCTGCTCATTTTTCATGTTTACATTCTAGAAAATTAGTGTATAATAAATCTAAGAGATTTTTGGTGGGAGTGGATATACTAGTGTACAGTTCCACGTGGAAAATGAATAATATTACTTACATCCGAATCGTAATCTTCTTCTAATTGATCTAAGAATTTTTTAATATTTTCAAATTTTTCTTCTAAATCAGCCGAATCACTTTCTTCTAAAACATAATTTTTTATTGATGATTTATACTGATCTATTAAAGTTTTTGCTGGTTGAGAAATTACAGAGATATGATCAGAATTAATACTTGATACTACTGTGTCGCCAACTTGAAAAGAAACATATGGTTGAATTGTATATAATCGTGTAGAAGAAGCCATCATATCTACTTTACGTATTTCAAATAAATGGCGCACTATAATTTCAGAGTTTTCTGTGTCATCCCATTCTAAGACTTCACAAATAATTTCATCGCCTGATGTTAGTTTAAATTGTCTTACTCTACTATCATTCATATATCAACCTTTACAATTTTATATTTAAATTGTTCTTTATCATAAATTTTTACACGTTCTGCGGAGTGTAATAATGTATAGTTTTGTTGCGACTTCCAATGCAAGTCGTCTGCCACGTCATAGAGCTTCGTAATCCTACCATCGTCTGATTTTCTAAGTCCTCGGCCAATTGACTGCAAGACTTTGATTTGAGATTTAGATGGTGAAGCGAAAATAATATTATGAAGATTGCGAATATTAATACCAGTACTGAAAGTTCCCAAGGAGGCCACGACAATTGCATTTTTTTGACCTTCTACAATTTTTCGAATAGCTTCTCTATCAGCTGTTGCCACTTCACCAGAGACAAAGAAAATCTTCCTTCCTTCCTCTGCCTTATTATTTATCATTTCATAGAGAGGCTTGCCATGAGCTTCAACACGATTAAATAAGACGAGAGTATTTCCGTCAGCATCCAAAGCGAGATTGCGAATGAGCCGATTACGAGCAGGATTTCCAATAAGAAAATCGATTTCTTCCTGATATGTTTTCTTTCCAAAATTTTTCCTTACTTCTTCGGAATAATTTAACAAAAGTACTTTAATATCTAATGGAGCCAAAGTATTATCATCTTGCAACTTTTTGGTCGTTGTAACTTTATAGACTGGACCAAACAATCCCTCCAGAACTAGTCTGTGTGTTTGAGTGCCATCTAAAGTGCCTGTTAGACCAAAACGATATTTAGCTTCTGTTGCTTTATTCATAATTGATGATAATGACTTAGATTTAAATCCATGACACTCATCGCCAATTACCATACCAAATTGTTCAAACCATTTCTTAGGATATTTATATATACTTTGCCAAGTTGAAATTATAACAGCTTTATCTGCATTCTTATCTCTACCAGAATATATTCTATGCATACCACCTTGACTGAAACCATAGTCTAAAAAGTCTTGGTGCATTTGTTCAACTAGAGATGTTGTTGGAACAATTACTAATACTCTTCCTGCTTTAGGATAATTGAATCCATCTGTCAGATACTGAAGCCAGTATTTCATGATTAGATAAATAATAAATGATTTTCCAGATCCAGTAGGAGATAATAGAATTGCTCGACTTCTTGTTAGGGCTGTTTCAATCGCATCGTATTGATAGTCTCGAGGCTGAAATGGAAGCTTTGCGTCAGCTAGTAAATCAGACATATATTGAAGAGGCTGTTGAGGAGGAACAGGAAACCCATATTGATGAGACTCTTCTGTGTCTACAGTATATGACCGCTCAGCTGCAAACTTTAACAAATAAGAGTATAGCCCTGCGCCAAGCTCACCAGTCATGCTATTAAATAAACGAATTTTACCGTCCCAAACTTTATTCTTATAGGCTGGCATGAATTTATAACCAGGAACATAGAAAGAAAAATATTCTGATAGCTCTTGGGCAATCCCACGGCTACAATCTATATTCATCATGCTATAATTATTAAGTTGTACGGATATTTGTTCCACTTATCCACCTGCTTCAAATTGTTTCCATCTTATAATATTGCCAATGGTTTGGTGGCGCCATTTTAAAGAATCTACGATTTCCGTTAACGTTTCAATTATTGTTTTGTAGTACTGAATTTTTTCTTCAGATTTTTGAATGTCTGGGTCAGCATCGTAGTAATAGTCCATCTCACCTTTGAGAATTTTGAGACCATCAAATGGATCATGTTTCCAACCTTTTGATTCAATAGTTTCTTTATCGAGTTTTCCATTGTAGTACAACCATTTATCTTTGAGTAATATTTTTTGAGAAGCTTCTGCTCTCTTTAACAAAAGTTTCGCATGACTTAATAATTGCAAATATTTTGCATGAAGCTTAGGTGTATTTCTAGATGTTTCATCTAAGCTTATTTTATCAATAACACATTCTTTAGACCATTGGTCTAGTATATCTTCTAAATTCATAATATAAAATCCTTAAATTATTCAAGTTCAAAATAAGAAAATCTAAATGTTGCTGGATATGTAATTACGTTTTCACCACTAGTAGCTTCTAATTGTATATTACCTAATCCAGTTGGTATACAATCTATATATTTAATTTTTCTGACTGTATTATTATGGCTAGATAGGATATGTAAAGTTATATCAGAATAAGTTGGAGGAACGTTTTCATCTCTCTTAGATGGAGGGATATTATTTGTTTCAACAATTCTAGTTACCCAATTATACATTTCAGTATACGAGTTTAGATTTTCGTCTAAGATAATCATAGCTGTCATTTCACCGAATGTGTATTTGTCAGCAGCCATAGGTAAAGATGTTACTCTTCTAAATGGAACATCAGCTGGAGTTGTTTGAACATCTGGATGAAGAACAGTTTGAGCAAAGAACTCTAAATTTTTAAAGTTCTTTCTATCAATTATTAACTTAAAAGCATTAGGCTGTAGCAAGTTTAAATTATTTAGATTGCTCGTAGAAACTGTAGAGCTAACAGCAATGCTTATATCAGGATTTAATTCTGGCATAAATAATCTCCAAAGGATTTAGTTATATTTATATGAGGTAAAATATGGAAAATTGCATTAGAGAATATCAGTTAAAAGATCCAACCATATGCGATGACGCTATAAAAATATTTGAAAGTGATGTGTGCTGGAAAACACCAGGTGAATCTGGAGAAGAAATTAGACCTGAAGTAAAAGACAGTTTGGACGCACCTTTCAATGGTCATCTCTTTACTAAAGTTTATAAAAAATACATCGAAGAAATAGGAAACATGACTTATGAGTATGCTCAAGAATTTCATTTAAATTCAGTTGTATTAGAAGCTTTAAATTTACAAAAATATGAGCCGGGTCAGGGTTTTAAACAAATTCATTATGAAAGAAATGGATTGTATTCATCTAGATGTGTAACTGTTATGACTTATTTGAATGACGTACCTGATGGTGGAACAAGTTTTCCTTTTCAAGATTTAGTTACAGAAGCAAAAAGAGGTAAAACAGTATTATGGCCGTGCGAGTATACTCATCCTCACGTTGGTGTAGTATCTGAAACAACCATAAAATATATTATTACAGGATGGCTTAGTTTATGCACTGATGATGGCATGATTTGTCAACCAGCGCATGAATATGGATATCGTCCTCACGTGCCAGAACTAATGATTGAAACGTCTAAAGGCGTTAATAAAGAAGCACTGTCAAAACCAAAGCGCCCATCAAATTTATAAAAAAAGGGGCTTGAAAAGCCCCTAGTTGTAACAAGAAGATAGATTGGAGGGGTTGATTCCCCTCCTTTTTTATATCTCTTATTGTAGGATGTTGTCCACACGGAAGATGCGGTAGTATTGGTTTGCGCGAGCATTTCCAAGACCATTGTTCGAAATCGCACCAGGTACGAATGGGTTTGCAGCCATGCCGTAACGAGTTTTGAATCCGATTTTTGGTTGGAAGTCGTTCTCACCAACTGCACGAACCATTGTTAGTGGTACGTATGGGCAGTAGAAGACACCAGCATCGTATGGGTTAGAACCTTTATATCCAACAGTGATATAATCTGCTGTTGCATATGGGTCGATGTATACTTTGATGCGGCCATTAAGAACACCAGCAAATGTGTTGCCTGTGTCATCAACGTTCAAGTTAGTTGAAAGCGCAGGTGCGTAGTCTAGAGCACCAGAAGCTGCCAATGCAGAAGCAACATCAGAAGAACAGATAACAAAGTTACCTTTACCACGACGTGTATCTTTTGCAATTTGGTTTGCTTCACGGTCTAGTTGAACCAATAGACCTTTGAATTTTTCAACTGACCAGCGGCCATCAGCATCTGTTGATAGATCGAAGATACCGTTGATTGCTGTGTTAGCTGTACCAGCACCAGTTTTCGCTTGTGAGTTAATTGTACGAATTACTTCACGGTTGATTTCAGCCAAGATCTCTGTTGACAGAATGTTTGACAATTCTGTCTCTGCGTCCAAACCGTGGATCGCTTTCAAGTCTTGTGCTAGTTCTAGGCTGTATTCTGCTTTCAACGCACGTGATTTTGCAGTCACAGTTTGTTTCTCAATGGTGAAACCCATGTTACGGAACGCGCCTGAAAGTTCTGCATTAGCAGTTGTCATACCAGTTGCGAATGTTGGGTTTGAACCGCGATCGTTGTCGATCGAAGAGTCACCGTTTGAGTCTGTCAAGCCAGATAGACCTGATGGATCAGCACTTTGTGAACCTGCAGAATCACCAGCTTGTGTAGTGTCTGCTTCGTTGAACAACGCTTCAGTTGCACCAGTTGTACCTGTGCCATAGCGTGACTTCATTGCGAAGATCAAGCCTGTTGGGCCAGTCATTGGCTGAACACCACATACATCGTATGCCATCATGTTTGGCATTGAACGACGTACAAGGGAAATCAGAACTGGATCCCAGTTTTGTACAGAAGAGTTACCAACAGATGTTGCTGGTGCTTCTGACAAGAAGTTCATTTGTGAGCGCTCTTCACGAAGAGCTTTTTCTGTGTTCTCTAGTACAACTGCAGTAACAGCTTTACGGTGAGCATCTTTAATGTCGCCAGCTGCAGATTCGTTCAGTACTGGAGACCACTTTTCGACGAGACGGTCGTAAGTTTCCATAATTGGATCTCCTAATTAATGTTTTGCTTTGCGGATAGCCGCGATATACTGTGCCATAGTATCTGAAACTTCTTCTTGGATGGATTCACCATCTTCATCTGCTTCATCTACAATAACTGACTCAGTTGTTTGCTTTTTGAAATATGATTCTTTAATGGTTGCAACTTTCGATGTAAAAGCTTCTTCATCTTCAAAATCAATACTTTCTACCAATGACTTAAGTTTTGCAACTTGAGTTTCTGCTAGATCTTTAGACGCTTCGCGGATAATCGCCTCGCGCTTATAACCTTCTAGCTCTTCATTCAAGCCCATTACTGTTGCTACTACTTCATTATATTCTTCTTCTAGTTCTTCATGAGCAGTTGCTAGTTCGTCAATTAGGTCGACTTTGGATTCAGGAACTTCAATATAAGACTCTGTGAATAGGTCTTTCAACTTACTCATAAAGTCTTCTGCGATTTCTGAACGTAGTCCAGATTGAATCGCTAGTTTATTGTCTTCCATCCAATTCTCAACAACATAGTTGAGGTAGCCATCAACTTTCTCTACGAGGTCTTCTTTAATAGAAGCAACTTCTTCGTCTAGTTGAGTTTTATACTCTTCTTCCAAACGATTAATTTCCTCAGAAAGTTTTGATTTTACTGCAGCTTCAAAGATTACAGCTGTTTTGGCTTTGAACTCATCGCTGAGTGTTGCCTCAGATTCAACCAAAGCATTTAAGTCTTCACTAAAGTCTCCATCAAATTCAACGGACTCTGCTTTAGCTGCAACTGCTTTTGTTGCCGCAGGGATTGGTTTTTTGTCGCCACCGTCTTTATCACCACGACGCTTAGGCGCCTTTGGTCCTTTATCTTCGGCAGCTGATACAGATGCTACTGATTGTTGCTCTGCATTTTTTGGATCATGAGCTTCTTCGATTTCCTCGTCGAGCTCTACATCCAGATCTTCGATTTGATCAGTCATGTTTGACACTCCTAATTATGATCTTTTCAATAACGAGAGGAAATTCTTGAACTCACGAGTCTGAGTCTCATAGAGATCAGAACGTGGAGCGCCTTTAATTTCAGTCTCCATTTTTTCAATTACTTGAGGTTCAATAATGCCATTATTCCAGATCCACTCAACACCTTCCATAATACCATTAACAAAAGCTGTTGGTGCAGATGGATCTTGTACAATATCAACTGTATTAAGAATAAAGTCATCTTTGACGTACATTGTTCCGTTACGTTCCTCAAGGCTACCCATACCACGAGTTGAGACACCTAATTGAACACCACCTTCAAGCAAACCTTTTACGATATTACCCATTGGAGTATCCAATACTTGTGCCTTCCCAATAACATCATTGCCCTTCCATTCAAGAGCTGTGATTTTATGGGATACTTTATCCAAGTTAACAGTCGGTCCGTCTGGGTGATTTAATTCACCAACCGCTCTGTTCTTGGAAACCTGTTCAGTGACATATTTATCAACGGCTGATTCCATGATCTGCTTTGGATAAATACGTCCATTTCTATTCTTTGCTTCTGATTGCATAAAGATGCCTTCAATAAAATGATTTTTACCGCCGCCTTCTTTGGCTTCGACAATACACTCTATGCTTTGATCTGTATATTCTGCAATCAGCTTCATGTTTTTAACCTTTATATTGTTTGACGAATTCTTTCGCCATTTTCATAGCTTCAGCTTCAGACTTATATTTGTCTAGCTTATCGCCATCAATGAAAACATCATACATATTTTTATTCTTTTTAATCTCAACCGGTATCCGACCGATTTTCATTTTCTTAGAATTTTCACGTATTTGACTAAAAGTTTTCATTTATATTCTTTCATTTGAATTTATTTATAACATTTCAAATTTGTAAAATAAATTTATTCTTTATATCCTAAACGTATCATCTCAGCTTGAATCTTACCTTCTTGATTCATATCTTGAATCTCTTCAAAATCCTCATCGGTACCAAATTCATATTCTGTAAGCTCTTCATCATCTTCAATATCATCTGTATCTTCATCTTTATCTTCCAGATCTAATTCTAGTTGTTCTTCATCTTCTGGTTCATTATTAAAAATATCTGATGCCAAAGCAACTTTTTCTTGATCTAATGCATCAACCATTCTTTGTTGAATTAACTCGTTAAATACATTATTAGCAGATGCAAAATCTTGTTTTGCTGCCAAATCAATCATTGTTTCAATATCACTCATCACTGTTTCTCCTATTGCATTTGTTCAGGCGATGGAATTTCACCGCTTTTTTGTTCATCTGCTATTTGATCTTTCATTTGCTTAATATCATCATCATCAAATTGCAACACGTTTTTCATGATCCATTCTTTCGAATAATATTCGCCAACATATTGTTGTACTTGATCAAGTAATTGTAACTTACCTTGAAGAAGTTCAGCATCTCTTAATTCGGCAAAGTGATTATCTTTTATATAATCAACTACAATATCATTTGCCCATTCTTTCCAATCATCTTCTGTGATAATACCTTTAAGAATAAGTTGTTTCTTAAGAATATTATAAAAGAAATGATTAAAACGAGCTCTTAAACGGTCAATAAACTTTTGGAATTTAAGCTCATCACGATTAATTTCTGTTGATCTACCTAAAAAGTTTGCGGCTTGATCTTGTTCTAGTCTGGAAATTGGAACATTTAAAGATCTATATAGGCGTTTTTGGAAGTAAAGAATATCATCAATCTGCCCTAGGTTCTCACCTCCTGGAAGTGTAGAAATTTCAGTACCTCTACCACCTTCACGTCTTGGAAGCCAGAAATCTTCTAACATAGACATATGTTTACGATCATCGCGGATTGCGCCAGTGGACGCATCATAAACTAATTTATTACGGTACTTGGCCATAATATTTTTCATATATTCTTCAGACTTGCCTTTTGGCAAATTACCAACATCAATATAGAAAATTCTACGTTCAGGTGCTCTAGCTAGTCTATAAATGACAAGAGAGTCTTCCATCATACGTAGTTGGTTAATTGGTTTTAATGCTTTATGTAAATGAGAAACAACTCTTTTTCTATGTTCATCTAATAGACCTGAAGTTACATAAGAAACAGAATCATTTGAAAGTTTTACACCTTGAGTTTGAGCTCCTGGTTTTTCTTGATAGATATAAAATTCGTCAACATTTTTAATAATAGAAATTCCAGTATTTGGATCTTTTTCTTTTTGAATTTGTTTGACTTTACGAATTTTAGATGCATCAATAGGTCTAATCTCCTGAATTCCAGCTTTTGGATTCTTTTCATCTATAACTAAATGATGATACATTCTTCCATCAACATACCAACGCTTGAACATATCATGTCCTTGTTCAGCAAATTGGCACAAACTATAAATGTTATCAAATTCATCAGTAATAGTTTTTTTAATATTATCTGGAATTTCAACTTTATCTAAAACTATAGCCACAGATTGTTCTTCTTGAGAAGAAGAAACTGATTCATTAACAATATCTTCCACAGCAGCATCAACTTCTGGATGAGTAGCCACGGCTCTATATTGAAGAATTAATTGTCTTTCATCTTTTATGGTTTTATCACCATCTACATCAACATATGTGCCATAGTGAGCTCCGGCAGCAGTTACGTATCCAGCACCATCTTGATCCAATGGTGGAACAACAGATGGTAATAGGTCATTACTTACTTTTTTAGCTCTTTTTATTTCAAAACCAAATAATTTAAAACTATTATCAGCCATAAAAGGAATTCCTAATTAGTTTAGAGGGGCCGTTAGCCCCTCTTTTAAATATTATTTATACTACTTATGAAGTAGTACTTGCTTCCCAGTATTGTACTTGGAACTCAACAGTGAATCTTTCAATATCATTTTCTGTTGAATATGCAAGATCAATAGGAGAAAGTGCTGTTGGGAAACAACCTTTGAAAACATAAGTTTTCAAAGTGCTTCCATCTTTATCCAGCTGCTCAACATACAGATCCTTTTCGTAATCAATAGGATTAGTTAGACCAGTATTTGCACTATGTGCATTCATACCATTCATCCAACGTTCCATTGCGTTACGAACTTGAAAGTTTGTATCATTTATAATTGTTGGAGTCCATGTATCAAAAGTACGGTCTCCAGCCATTTTTAACTGTCTTCCACGGAAAGGAACAATAATTGTACCAACTGTAGATGCAGGTAATTGAGCTGCTTCACATAAAAATGATGTGGTTTCTACATCTCCTCCAGCATATCCTGGATAAGTGATAGTCGCCTTAAATAAATTAGGGCGCGCGCCACCTCCACGAAGTTTTGCTTTGAAATCATCAACGCCTAAAACTGCCATTTTTTATCTCCTTATACCTGAATACCGGCGACTTCTTCGAAATCGACCCCGGTTCTAACAGCTACAAAGTTGAGAGTAATGTAGTTAATAGAACGAGCTGGTTTGATGAAGATGTTAGCAACAAATTCATTTCTGTCGATTACTGCTGGTGTATTGTTTGTAGTATCACAAACGACACGGAAGTCAGTAATACCTCTACGTCCTTTTACTTCTCTCAAGAATGGCTCAACGATGCTTACAAATTCTGCTCTTGTAAACTCATCATTGAATTCGAACATTGTGTTCCTTGCTGCTAGAGCAATTGCTCTTTCTATTACCAAGAACAAACGACGTACATTAATACGATCGAATGCTGATGGTCTGTTCATATGAGTTTTATCGCCAAACAATAGAACTCCTTGTCCAGGAAGATTAGCAACTGGGTTAATCCCTGCTTTATATAGAGTGTCTCTTTCTGCTTTTGTTGGTGTGTATGCTAGGTTTGTAATACCTAGATATGCACCACGGCGTGCTCCAGCTGGTGAATACCAAGGAGCTGTGTTAGCATCAGATGCAGCCATAATACCTGCTGTTGAAGATGCGGCTGGAATATTGATGTACTTATCATTGTACTTATCATATACTTTTAACCAGTTGTTATCTACAACTAGATAAGAAGTGTAAGTATATCCACCGGCTTCTGTTACTGTATTAGTCACAGGTGTGTTATTATTAACTACTGATGCGCTTGATGGTGATGTAACAACAACACAATCTTTTCTAGTAGAAGATGCTGTAGTAACAAGATCATTAACAACTGTACGCTGATCTGTTGAATTGCTCATACCAGGAGCAATCAAGAAATCTAGTTCAATTGTATCTTTATCTTCAAACTTATCAAATCCTGCTAGAGCTTCACTTACTGGGGAGTTGTATGTAGATCTACCCCATGCAAGAGATGCTGAATCTGATGCATCTGCGAAAGATGAACCATTATACCATAGATATTCTGATCGATCATTAATTACAGATTTTGCATAGTTTGTAGAACCATCTGCGTTTGTTGCTGTTGAAGTTGTAGATAGATATGCAAATCTTTCTAGAGCTGAATTTGATGTTCCAGTGATCACGCCATCTTCGTCTACGACTAGTACGTGAACTTCACCTGTATTAGGTTGTCCATCAAATTCTGCTTTCCAAGTTGCATTTGCTGCAGCCCATCCACTATTGTTGATAACTACGTACTTCAAGCTGTTGCCAATATCTCCTGGATATTTTGCAACCCAATTACTAAGGCCTGATAAGCCTTCCCAGTGATCTGCGTTTTTGATAAAGTCCGCTGAATCATAGCTACCAACATTTAATCCTGCTGTAGCATTAGATGAGCTATCTCCTAATGTGCGAACGACTTGTAAAGCATTAGAATATTTTAAAAAATATGCAGCCGAATGAAAGTCGGCTGTATGTGTGTCATCAGGTGCCCCGAAAGTAGAAGCTAGTTCAGTTTCTGTACTGATTTTAGTAGCTTTACCGACAGGTCCCCAACGAAATTTTCCAGCGTATCCTCCAGTTGTAGATTGAACATTAGGCACACCGCCTGTGAGATCTACTTCCTTTATGATAATTGCTGGCGATTCGGAAGGTACGCCTACTGCCATGTTTGTTTTCCTTTTCCAGTGATCCAATTATAAGTGAACATAATACGGTGATATTCAATTAGTATTATTTATAATAATTAAAAATTGGTGTGTTTTGGATCAAATCTTATGTTTCCATCCGGATCTAATACATCTAGAGCCCATGGGCTTTCTTCTGGTTCTATAGGTATATCATCTAATCCATCATCTATAACTCCAAATGGCACCATATCTGCTTCAATTTCTGCCATTCTTTGTTTAAACATCATATCTTTTAAATTGATGTCAGTCACGTTCTTAAAATAATCTCCAGTTGCAAAATAACCAAATAACACTAAATTCATCATTAAGTCATCATGATTTCCTTCAGATGCTTCAAAGGATTGGCCTTTAGCAACAAAAGTAGATATTTCCATAATAGTATTTTCATCGTGAATTTCTAATTTATTTTCTTCTAGAATATCTTTAATTGCTGAACATCCAATACGTTTTACTTTACGAGTCATTTCAATTCCAAGAGCATTTGCTTTAATGGCTGATTCAATAAACATATTTTCATACTCTAGATCATGATATAAACCATTGCAGACAACCATGCCTTGATCATTAGATTCTATTACTACTATAGATTCATTATATAAGTTTGCGTACTTATATATAATATTAGGGAAGAGTAATGGAGAGATAGTGTTGTTGCGATATACAGCAACCTGTTGAAACGGGCGAACGCTAATATCGATCAAGTTAAAAGTTGAATAATCCTGTCCTCTTCCTCTCGATACATCTACAGTCATTACATATTGATGATCTTTTTCTGGTTCTTTATATACAAATAAAGAATCATTTTCTAATAGATTAGAATGTGGTTTTGCTCTAAAATTAAGCAATGTGTTTCCAGATATTAATGTATCGCCTGTCCCGAAAAATGTATTTCCAAATTCTTGATCAAATTGCATTTGAGAAGTATTTGATATTGTTTCTTCTTTCCATTTTTCATCGCGTCCTGGAACATCCCACCAATCAACTCTAAATGGAATAAAATCATTTGTTCTTTGAACAGCACCTTCCCATATCTTTTGAAATGTATTACCAATGCCATTTGCAGTAGATGTAATAATGATTTTAGTGTCTTTACCTGAAGAAATAACTGGATATGTTGAGGTATAAAATTCAGCTGCTCTTTCAACAAAAGCAAATTCGTCAAGATAGAGTAAGTTAACAGACATACCACGAATAGAACTACCAGAAGTTGCAGCTGCAATAATACGAGAGTTATTACTAAATTCTATAGAACCTTTATTTAATGCTTTACATCCTGGTTGTAAAAAGAAAGGTAGATTCTCAAGTGTCATGGTTACTCGAGATAGCATTTCCCGAGCAGTTGCTCCTTTGTTCGCAAGGATAGCAATTGTTTTTTCTGGGTTAAAAATAGCAAACCACAACAAATATACTACCGAAGAAATGGATTTACCAGACTGCCGGCATGCTAATACAATATTAAATCTACTTGTGTTAAAGTGGTTGAACATTTTTTCTTGATATGGATAAAGTTCAAATGGAACTAATCCTTCATCAAGGGATATGATCTTACAATATTCTTTTGCAAAATATGCAGGATCGTTCATACATTTAGCGTATTCTTTAACTTCATGTTCATTCCACTGTTGAACAACACCATCACGTTTAACGTTAGGGTTGCCAAGATAGGTCTCATTCATGATCTATAATTTTTTCTTTTTCGTTTTTAAGCATTCGTTGCAGATCTGTAGTAGATCCAATGAAAACATTATTTGTGGTTTGCCCTTGTGGTAAAGATAATTTATCGTCCTTTTTATCAAAGTCTTTTTTCTTTTTATGAAGATCTAGTAAATTACCATTAATATCAGCCACATGCTTCATCATATTGGAAAATACTTCAAATGCTCGAGGGTGTTCTGTGGCCCTAGCAACTTCCATCATTTCTTCTAAAGCGTCTGAACCTTTAGCAAGCAAATCATGGTAAGTTCTTCTAGCATATTCAAAATCATTATCAGCAGTATCAGAATCCATTATGCACTATCGCCAAAATAAGTTATTGTTTCAGTAAATCCAAAGTCGCTATCAGCTAAGCCGATTACAGATGTTGGGTCAGGTGTAATTGATATAGTTTCTAGAGCTACATCAGAATCATTCAATCCATTGTCTATTTGATATATATTAGCGTCAACTTTACGAACAACAGCTTGTGATGTAATTGGTCCATAAAAATTGGCTTTCATATCAAAGTCTAATGTATAGATAATTGTTCTTCTTTGTTCTTGAGAGCCTTCATAATCATCTGTAAAAGATACTCCAGTTAAAAGAATAGGAACATCTTCTTTTAAATCCGGATAAGCTGTAATAGGTTTTATTGTTACGCTATATTGTGGTGAAAAATATGGAAAGATTTGTTCTACAACTTGAAGAGCGTCATCTTGATTTTTAGCGTAAATGCTTAATTGAAATGAAATAGTATATGGAACAAATGCGTTAAATCTATTTCTAGAATTTATTGAAGAACTTGCTTGAGTGAAATTATTATTTTTCTGCAGCTGTCTAGTTGCATCATAATTAATTCCAATTATTTCAAAAGACATCCGTGGAAGTTTAATAGACACATTCTGGTTATCTGTCAGGCTTGGTACTTGACTAATTCTTTCTAAGAATTTTTGTTTTGGACCATATGACAAAGGAACTTTCATTTGATTTATGACTGCGCCTGAACTATCTTTTCTTAGCACATACAAATTATTAAAAAGGCTGCCAAAAAGAGCAACACTTTTTCTAATTCTTTCGTGATAAAAATATGTGCCAAACATGGGTTAACCCTTATAAATTTCTTGAAGATGTGTCTCAAACTCTTCTACTTTGGCCAGTCTATTTGGCCATAAGATATATTCTTTTTCTGGATTCTTCTTTAAATTATTTAAAAGAGGAACAATAGCATTATATAATTTATCTAATCTTTCTTGTGTGGTTAATGCTAATTGCTCAGCATCAGTTGCAAGAGCAACTGTTTTTTGAACAGCTTGAAGCTCGTCTTCATCGACTGCTGTAAAACCAAAGTCAAATAAATCACTCATTAGCTAGGGTCTCCAAATGGGTTAGATTCACTAAAGTCTAAGAAATCGGTCAATGTATCAAAATATGTATTTTGTTCAGTATTTGATAATTGATTATTTTCAGAAACAAGATTAACATTAGCCACAGAATATTTTGTAAGACCTGTTGTATCGTGATCTACAGTTCCTCTTACTGGAAGGCCTGATACAAATGTATGATATAGCCCATCATTTGCTCCAGCGCTGACCACACCTAGAATTTGATCAGAATCAGACCAACGAGAAACTTCACCAGACATTTTAACGCCATCACTAAAGGTTTGATTTATTGTTTCACCAATAGTGAATCCAAAGCTTGCTGAATCTAATGTAAGTTGATATTCGTATCCATAGTTACTTTCAATATCATTTATTTCCTCAATACCAGTATCAATGCTTTCACCACTATATTCAAACAACTCACAACGAAGTTTAAATGTTGGAAGATCTTTTAACTGATAAAATGGTTGCTCATGTTCAACGTGGACTATCTCAAATAATTTTTTAGAGAATGGAATATAAAGTAGATCACCTTCTAATGGCCTAACACCTTCAATATCATTATCATATTTAGCTACCGTTTGTTGCCATCTTTTTTTAGCCATAATAAATGTAGCTTGATCTCTGATCTCAACACCAAATTTTGTAAATAAGTCTCCTTCGCCATCAAAACCATCTAAGTTTTCAATGTACATTTCAATTTTATATGAAGAATTAAAACTTGAATTGGCGTCTTCATTTAGTATATTATCTTTATTAACTATTGTTCTTGGGAGATAATATACGTCTTGCCCATAGATTTGAAGAGATTCAATTATGATCTCTTCATATAGCTGCTGTTCAGCTCTGCTACCTTGACTAAAATATCTATTTGTGGCCATAACTTACCCCACAAAGAAATCTGCTGGCATTTCATGCTCAGTTCTAATTGCTTCTCTTAATCTATCTAAATCTTGTTGAGCATCTTCATAAATTTGACGGCCATTTAATGTAACTCCTCCAGGAAGTTGCATTCCTTCAAATTTTATAAGATTGCTTCCCCATTGTCTTTTAAATAGAGCAGTTGTATATTCCTTTAGCCAGCGATCGTTATAAATTGAAGTGTTGGTAGCGGGATCTAAAATTTGATAAACTTCTGCAACAATGTAATCATTAGCTTTTATATCTCCATCTTCAAAATCGCCATGAATATAAAGTCTATTTTCTCTTCTAGAAAATTGAACCTGTGGATAGCCATTTAATTTCATATCAATTAAAGAAAGATATTGTTGCATTTGTTCATAGTATGCCAAATCACCCATATAAGTTTGAAGATTAGCAATATCATTTAAATGCAATTGATATTTAATATCAAAAAAATCTTTTGTAATTGAACCGCCTTTAATAGGAAATAATTGAGAAACAAATGTAATGTTTGAATTTAATGTAATAAATCCATTAGTAATATCGCTAGATGTTACTTGGTGTTTAAGATAAGTTCTTAAAGTAGCGTCAGAGTGAAATTCTTGATAATACTGCAAAGCCTCATCCACACGATCTTCTTGCTGATCAATATCAATATTAATTTCTATTACAGGATCACCTAATGATCTCATGCAATAATCAATTAAACCTTGTCTAGTAGTTGGATTAGCCATCGATGAAAAACCTTAATATGTTTTTATTCTATTTATACTAATTGTGCGCATGGCCAGAACCTGCGCTTTGCTGCCAATGGTCGATCGTTGGAACCGTTGTTGCTATTGGGAATGTGGAAGCGAATGGAAATGCGTATCCTTGGGATACTGGGTGTGGGCTGCCAGAGTTACCGCCGTATGCATGATATAAAGCTTCTTCTTCATTATTTCCATTACCGCCACTTATTCCTTTCACATTTGAATCACCTAATAATATATAGTTAAGATCAAAATTAGCCCATGGGTGGACTCTCACTTGTCGATTAAAAGGCTGCGGAGCAGAGCTAGGTCCATACCATCCACCCCACACATATCCATTTTCCACAGTGCTAGCTACTAAATGGTTGCCTCCATATGGATGATGCGTATCTCCATATCCTTGCATCATATCTAAATCTGGAACGGTGTAAGCTGATCCATATGGATAACCTGCAAATGGTAATCTAGAAAAAACTTCTCTACCAGTACCAGGGGAAGTTGTGGGATAATAAGGATTCCCTGGTTGCATTCCCCATCTATGGAAAGAATAATCTCTAGCACTTCCTACTTGTGACGCCCCAGCAAAAGAAGTTGTCCATTGCGGAGTTGATATAGTTCCTACACTTGCACTATTAGTATCACTAGCGTATGGAGCTGAATACATAGAAATTGTTGGGTTTGGCCATCCAGCCTGATAATATTTACCATTCACAGATTCACTCCAATATTCGCCTCCTCTAGCTGAAGATGTATTTCCAACTGGTGTGCCAAATGTAACGGGTGATGCTGCTGTAGAAGGTGATAATGTAATTACTGTTGTAGTTGATTTTGGAAATTTCCATACACCACTAGTGGCCGTATTCAAGTTAGGCGCGCCGCCAGCAAGAGTATATATTGAAGTAGGTGATGCCGCTCTTCCTGGCTTATATATTCCAGGCATACTAGGACTCCATCTTCCAGCAGTTATAGTTGTCTGAGAAGTAAAATCGGTATGCATAATATTTCCGCCGTATGTCGGAATAGTCGGCGATTGTGACACGCCCCAAGTAAAATATCCCATTTCGCCAATCATGTCTCGGTTGCCTCTAGAATAAAATGCGCCGGCAATTATTTTAACATTAGTATCTCTTACGTTAAAGTTTGCAAATGGAGCACCTTGAGGTGCAGCTGGAGATGACACAGCTGTAAAACTTATACTTGGATAACCAAGTGGAGTTGCTTGCGGAAGTCCTGGATTAGGTTGAGTCGCAGTTATCGTCCTTAGACCAGCATGGGGCGTGTCTATTTCAAAGTTATAACCTGTAGTAGTTGGACCGTTATATTGTCTAAACGTGATTGGCATTTTATTCTCTATGTAGTATTAAAATGAATGACTGGTCTAGCATATTGAATATTTGGAAAGAAACTTGTCGGAGTTAATGAATTTGAATTGCCAGGATAAACAAAAACATAACTCTGGTTGTTTGGATACGTTGAAGGAGCAGGAGGGCCCCACTCAGCCGCAATTGCAGTGGGACTGGGCGCTAATCCTGTTGGTACCTTCAATTCTTTGACTAAGATATTATGCGCTTTATATGGTGAGTTTTGGCTAATAGCAGTAATTTGAATACTCCCAGTTCCTGGATAAGTAAATGGAGTACTAAAAGGAATAGTAAATGCACCCAATGCGGTTGTTGGTACTACTAGGGGAGTTGGTCCATATACTACTGTTTGAGTCGCTCCTTGAGGAATAGTTGGCGTGGATCCAAAGATAAGACTATTAGTTCTTGGCCAATTATTTTGAGGATGATGACCTATTGCTAGCTGATAATTAGTGTATGTAGTAGCAGCCGTCTCGGTATTCTTGTATATGTATACTGTTGCAGAGTTTAAAGTAACTGGACTACCTGGAGGGAATCCTCCAGCAAGTAATTCTGGTTGAGGAAAAGCAAATCTTACTCCTTTAGCCAGAGGGCCTGAACCAAGTATGCCATAATATCCAGGAGCGCGATAATCGTATGTGCCTGATAAAAATTGTCCACCAACTTTATATGGTGGAGTTGATCCAATCGGTTGCGGCGTGTAAGAACCTTCAGCAAGTTCTACGTGAATGGTTCCGGCCGGGTACAAGAAACTTGGAAGATTTATTTCATAATACTCTGGATAAGTTTCTGTTGTTTGATCCGCGGCGTGCGACCAATAAAGGATACCGGGTGAAGTTATAGACCCACTAATAAAGTCTCCTTGCGTGGGAGCAGGATGTTGTGGAAAGTAGAGATCATTTGTGTTCGCAGCTGGTCCAGTAAAACTATATGGAACTTCTACCCCAGCAGCATCCCCACTTACGTTTATATAGAACGATCCTGGATAGCCCTCAATTATCGATTGTGGGTAACCAGCCGCGACGACTGGAGCAGGAGAAGGAATAGTATAGTTGCTTGGGGCTGGGATTGTAGGGTCAAGATAGGGAGCGGGAGAAGTAGATACGTTAACGCTGACAGGTCCGGGAAACGAAATTATGTTCGCAGGTGACAAAGCTGATGGGTCAACATCAACGAATAAGCCCCCACCGGTTGATATTTTATTGGATTCAAAGACAATAGAAGTGCCTTCTGTATTTTCTATTGTTGCTGTATTCGCAGTTGATGAAATTTTAATTGGCATTATTTTTCCTCATATTATACTACAACCGACCCGCCGCTTTTTTTAGGTCTGCGATAGCCGATCCCTTGAGGTGTATGATTGACATAAATGTCTGGTGATGCTGCATAGGGAATTCTATAAAGCCCATAACCATTATTACTATAACTAAAAGAGAACCACATAGCATCCTCACTTGATTCTGTTTTATTTATGGGGCTTAACATCGTAAGAGGATTCCAACCAATAGAAAATCTAAGTCCAGTAATACTTGTACCACTAGCACCAGGCCACCCAATATGTTTCCAAAACAGGCTCCCAGTAGAGGGGTTGAATGGAGCAACCCTACTTTGGCCCGCAACAAGACCTTGAGTAGGTGATTCTACAGTAAATCCACCGTCGACATGGCCGTAGTTGCCTCCTGTATATGGTTGGTATGGAGTGTTAGCATAAGTTGGAGTTGTCCAAATATTATGTGGCTGGCTACCTAAACTAATTGTTGCTGTAGTTTCCCAATCAGTTTCTGACGCAGTTGAGTACCTATTAAATTTTAAAGTGCCTCCGGTGTTGCCGTATTCCGTTTGGCGTGGGCCTGTATGTATATGACCATTATTAGTATATCTAGTATGGTCGGCTCGACTAGTAGTTCTATACGCGCTATATGCTGGGGCGCCATATGGTGCTAATGGAGCGACAGGTATCGCTACTGATACTTGACCAGCGTATGGAAATTTTACCCGGCTGGCTTCCATAGATCCGTTCCATGCGGTTGCCCACGGTGTTCCAGGAGACCTTGGAATTTTAAAATTCAGAGTGGTGGAATATGCATTGCTTGGAGCAGAAGCAACTCTTGTTGCGCCATAGCTTTGTGCTAGATACCCACCAGCGAGGAATATCGGTGCGGGGTTAATATCTTGTGAAACGATATTTGCTGTCGACGATGGTGCTGGTGTAGTTAAAGCATAAGGCATTCTCGCACCACGGAGGGTGATATAGGCTGGATTATAATAGGGATAAAATGGAACCCCACCACCAATCGTTTGCAAATATGCAAATCTACCGTCTGACCAAGTGTCCACACCACTTGGCATATTAGACCCTGATAAAGATCCTATAAGAACTGAAGGAACAGATGGAACAGCAAAAGGATTAAAATCAACAGCATCACCGGCGTATGTGCCGGTTACAAGTGCTGAGGGAACCTGCGGAGATTGTAACCCTGCCATTGTATACAATCTTTCACTGCCAATTTCCCAGGGCTCATCTCCAACTGTCAATTTCAAATCTGCATTTAAATAACCAGGACCTATCTCCCATCCATATGGGCCAAAGGAAGTCATCTTAATTTCTGCTTGATCGTTGGCACGGCCTTTAATTCCAACACTTGCTGCAGGCACTGTTGGAGTAACAGTAGGGCCATATACAGTTGGCGCCACAGGAGCTGTATCAGGTGGAGCTGAAGGGACTCCACCATAAAATACAACAGAATTTCCTGTCATTATAATAGGCATTATCTAAGAGTTCCTTCTGCTTCCATTTGAGTATAAGTTGAAACATAATGATTATAAGTTTCAATTGCAACAGCTGCGCATGAATCATCACTCATCTTTAGTGGATAACCATCTGCGTCATATCCCCAAGGCTGATCGGCGCTATCAAGGAATATGAAAGCACTAGGCATACTTTCCTTTAATTGCAGTGATCTAGCAATGTATGATGCGCTATCTAAAAATACAATACCATCTGGAACATAGGTTTCAGTGAGAAAAATTTCACTAATCCATCCAACATAAGTCATATCTGAATCATTATGATCTAAACCGCCAAGTGAAATAAATCCCGGCTCAATAGGAGATTTATCTAATGGATTCCTATGATTTCTATATTCCACTAAACGACCCATTTGTTTACTCCTCAGATTTTTCTAAACGTGCTACTTTTTTAATTGAAGAAGCTCCTTCGATTGGTTCATCTCTAAATCCGGCCATTTCAGATCTAATTTCACTAACTTTAAGATTTTCTGCCAATTCTTTTGCTAATGAAGTGACAAATATTTTAAGCTCTCTGGTGTCCCATGATTCTGATATAGCTTCTTTTTCTAAATAATTTTTAATTGCCATTAACAATTTTGATGGGTTTATTCCAATTTGTTCAGCATACTCTTGCTCACCTTTAGAAATCATACCATATTGTCTTACGTCTCTTATACACTGATTAATTGATTTCACCATGTGCTGGTATGGTTGATTTTTTTCAACATCATATTCACTAATATCCGAAACCCTTTGATTTAATTGATCATATGAATCTTTTAGAGCAATCATATCTTTCATAGTGCCTTCTAGCATTCTTTTGTTTTCCTCAGCACTTTCTCTCATTTGAGCCAAAGACATGATAATTTTCATTTTTTTAAATCTGTGCATTTCATTTTTTGTTTCATCAAGTTGAGATAGCCTCCACTCTAATTCAGCAATTTTAACTTGAGTTTCAATAGCGCCCCATTTAGCACCATTTAAGATACTTGCTTTGTTACTAAGTTCTGCAGATATTTGTCTCATATTAATAACGTCATCAAGCGCTGAAAAGTTAATATGTTTCCATGCAAATTGAGTATGGCCATGATTCCAAATCTCATGAAGATCAGATGCAATGTCCATTGTTTGTTGACATATTACAGCATTTTCAGCTAAAGTTTTTCCTCCAAAGCTTTCTTGATTTTCTAAAAATTTTCCACCAATTACTTCATCTAATGGTACGGTGAAATTGTCATAATCTTTAGATGCCAAAAATTGATCTACTTTATCAATTATTGTCATTGCAGGAGTTGTCGCTTCTGCCAGTTCATTTTTCGCTTTCTTTGCCATTATAAACCCTTCATTTATCTAAAACGTTTGTTTCCATGAATCCAAACAACTATACAATGTCTTGTTCCTTTTGTTATAGGTTTCACTGTGTGTATAGAGTAGCTTGGAAACATATTAATTGTCCCTTGCTTTTTGGAAGCTTCCAGTTCCATTCCATTGTTATTTATAACAAGTTCGCACCCTTCATACTCTGAAGGATCTGTTAATTGTACAACTACGGATAGTTTTCTAGTTGCAGATTCACCAGGGCCACAATCAGCATGCCAATTATAATGATCTGGAACGCTAGAGTTTTCATCATGTTTATATTCTAGTAATTGAAGTTCTCCTAAGAATCCAGTTAATTCGAAGTCATAATAAAACTTATTTGCTATAGAAACCGAAGAAATAATTTTGTTATAGATATGAATAAATCTTTCGTCTTTTGGAATAGCATATATTTTACAACTTCTAATTTCTTTTGTAACTGAAGAACCCGTCATATTGGATCCAACGCCGGCATCTACAGCATATTGTTTATTAACAATTTCATCTATTAAAAGTTTACAATCTTCAGGTGTAAGTGTAAAATCATGATTTGTTTCATCTGGCTCAATTCCCATATAACCAGGAACATCATAATCATGAGAATTTAAAACAGTAAAACCGTTATGATGAAGATTTCCAAATGTCATAAGCTGCTGATTAGCATATCCTCTTAAATCTTTGAAAATATCAGGTTCAGGTCTTTCTGCCGGATTTTCTTTCTTTTCACCTAAATTATTTCTTCCATCTTTATGCAGATCTTTATGGGGTCCATTTGCATCAACATAATGGAAAAATACTTGAACTTGCCATTCGCCTTTAAATGGATCTCTCCAGTGATCCAATTCGCATCCTTTATAAACAATCATATCACCTCTATCTATGATGACATTACGTTCACTGCCCATATGAATTGGCCAAATTGGATAATCAGCGAAATCAATCGTCATCGTAGCGCTGATTTCGCATGAAGGACGATCTTTATGAATTTTTAATTCTTCACCTTTTCTATAAATTCTAGCATATGTGTATGTTGGAAGAAGTTCATAACCAATATATTCTCCGATTGGTTTTGCAAAATCTTCTAGCATCTTATCCCAAATTGGATCACCATATATTGAATCAGAAAGAGGGCACTGAGGATCTTTACTTAATTTTCCTTGTTCAAATAAATCGAACATGTGCTTTGAAAGTTTTTTACATTCTTCTTCATTAACAACTTCTGTAATTACACACATTCCATGTCGTTCAAAAATTTCTTTTGGAGTCAGCGCACCTTGAACTTGACGTTCTGATCGCGCTTCTAGTGGCGCGCTTGTTGCCGATTGTTTCTCAATATTTTCTTTGTGTGTCATCCGTTGTTGTTCAACTGATGCTGGTAGTTTTCCTAAATTCAACATTATCTTATTCCTTTAAATCATTAACCATCTATCATTTTCTAAAGTCCATCGCACAACTTCTTCAATTCTTCGTTCAACTCTTTTTGGACTCCAACCCATCCGCGCCATACGATCCCCACTAAGAGCATAACGAAGATCATGGCCAGGACGGCTAGAATGGAAATCCATAAATTCATAATATAATTCCTTTCCTTGAGCATCAGCAATCATTTGTGCTAATTCTAGGTTATTTATTTCTGTAGCTCCACAGATGTTAAACTTAGGGCATTTAATGCCAGAGTTGTTTGTCATATCTAAAGTATTCTTATTTTCTAGTAAGAATAAAGTAGCATCAGCTACATCTTCTGCGTGAATATAATGGCGCGATCCTGGTATAGTTTTAGATGCATCACTGTGAATTGTTACTGTTTCTCCATCTCTCGCTTTTTTAATACAAAGAGGAATAAACTTTTCTGGATGTTGTCTTTGTCCAAATACATTCATTGTGTGTGTAATGTATATAGGCATGCTATAAGTATTTTGATAAGCGACTGCTAGTTCTTCACCACCAGCTTTTGATGCGGAATATGGATTAGTACAATTATAACGATCATACTCATCATATTTAATTCCATCAGGGGCGGGCCCAAATACTTCATCAGTTGAGAAATATAAAAAGCGTTCTAAATTATCTTGCTGTTTGGCAAATTCCAATACATTACATGTGCCAACAACATTATCCATAACAAATTCCATTGGTCTCTCAATGGATCTATCAACATGAGAACCAGCGGCTAAATGAGCAACGATGTCAATTTTACCAATGTCAGATTTAAGCATTGGGTTAATTTCAGCTTTAAAATCGTGGTAAATTGTGCGAACTCTTTTACGTTCTGCTGGAGTATAATCTTGCAATAAATCGTGCAAGCGGTTTAAGTTACCACTATAATCTAGACGATCTAGAGTAACAATTTCCCAATCAGTTCTTTTAAGTACTTGACCAATTAGATGATGGGCAATAAAACCAGCACCACCAGTAATTAAAATTCTTTTCATTCATTCACCTTTTAAATATTCAAAACATGCGGGTATCGCGGTTCATCTTGTTTTACTGCTGTTAGCCATGCGGTTGTGACCAACACTTGTAAATTTTGCATCCATTCATTTGGATAATATGTTTCTTTACGAAATTCTTGAAAACGAATTGAATCATTATCTATAAAATCTCCTAAGTATTTATCTGTATAATATAAGAAGCTATTTTCATTCCAATAACTTACATGTGTTGGATCTTGAAATGCTCCTCGTCCATCTGTACTTGGAACTTCAATAAAGGCCCAACCACCATGAGCTAATACTCTATGAATTTCACCCATGATTTTTGTTTTATCTTCTAAGTGTTCTAATATATGACTTGCATTTAACACACCAACACTATTATCAGGTAATGGGATTCCATTATTTAAATCAGCTACTGTATCTGCTGTTTCACGAATATCTACAGTATGATAACCAGGATATGGATTTAAACCTCCACCAATATCTACACATAATAATCCTCGATGCTGAGCATCTCTTTCTGCTAGCCTTTGGCCATATTCTCTAAATAGATCTACAGTTTTTACTTGAATTGCTTCATTACGCTCTAACCATGTATTATTACCAGTAATTCTGTAAATGTAAAGGACTTTTGGTACACGTTTCATTTTAGTAATGAGATATGTGCGCATCATAAGTTCATGGTCATCGCAAATAGAAAGCTCAGGATTATGCCCACCAACTTCAATATAGACTTCTTTTCTCCAAGAACGAACATGGTCTGGAGCATACCATATGTAGCTTAAAGCTTGAGCGGTTGGTTCAAAACTATGCATTGCTGGCAAAGTCTGGCCTTTCCATTCAAATTCACGCCATGTCCAGCCGCCGGATGAATCATATGGAATAAACTCGCCTTCCATTTGTAATACAGCATTATCACTGTATACGAATCCAACTTCTGGATCAGATTCATATGCCTTTTTTAATTCTTCCAAACAATCTGGAGTAATTAAATCATCATGATCTACTTCTACTAAAACATCGCCAGTGCCAATACTAAATGCTGCGTTTTTGATTGCACCAATATTTGTATCAGTATCATGAGTCCTAAATACAATTACTTGAGGATGATTTTTAATTTGATCCGGAATATGCTCAACTTGAATTTTATTATTTAAATATAAAATCCATTCCCAATCTTTGTATGTTTGATTAAGAACACAATCAAATAATTCTAAAAGAAAAGGAATATTTCCTGGATCATGTTCAGGTGTAATAATACTAAATTTCATAATATACTATCCTGGTTTGAAAAGTCTATACTTTTATTATATACTGTTTTTCTGGAATGTAAACCACTAAATTACGTGTCGTACCAAATAACCGCATGTGGATCTGATTTTTCTTCTTCTGGTCTATCTTGCGTATAATAGTATAATGCAAGTGAATATCTGGATACAGTTTCAGGACACTGGAGAGGCTCTGGATGTCCATGAAATGCGTCGTCTGTGATATTAAATATTACTGCTCTATTAAAAATAGGTTCTACTTTAACACAACATTTTGATAAATCTTTATCCCATAATTCAAGGTGTCCATTCCATTCTGGATTCCAATCTTCATTTAAATAAATCAAAACATTAATTCTACGATGAAGGTTGTTAACAAAATTTACATTAAAATCTGCATGGATACCTAACTTCCCACCTCTTGAAATTTTATGTATTCCTGCGCCTAACCAGTTTTCATCGGGTAATAATCCTTGAATACCAGTTAAATCTTGAAGAAAGTTTATTACTGTTTCAGAATACATATAATCTAAAATAAGTTTTGTTTTTGGAGCATACTTACCTAAGATTTCCACATCATCTGGAACTGCTACCACATCAGGAGCGTATTGTTTTAAAATTTGATAGTCTTCTACCCATTCTGTGTTATCTTGTCTCCAGTGTTGATAGTTTTCTATTTCAGGTATAGCTTGTTTTAGGATCCAAGGATCTAAGAAATTATCTAATATGGTATGAGGAAAGGGGTATGCTTCTCTATAAGAGGCAATCGATGTGTCTAGTACTGAAAGGATTTGATTGTTTATCATGTTTAGTCAAAAAAGAATAAGTGTGTAAGTCTACCATCTTCTAAATCAGATCCAAAATACTCTCCAGCAGAATGGATATGTCTTGCATCGAAGATAGCAAGGCGATTAAAAATGTTGCCGACTATATCAACATTATGAAACTTAGTTGAATCAAAAAAGTTTCCATTAAATGCGCCGTCGATAATATCAGCATCTTCTATACTATGTCTAGCATTATTTATCTTTGAAATATGAAGCCTAGTTCCGCTCTCATATGGTGCATCAGGTGATAAGTAAATCATACCAGCCCAACGCTGTTCATCAAAATGCCAAACTTGTGGGTCAGAAGCACGAGTTACTTGGAAAACTCCATTCATACCACCTTCCCAATCTACAATTTTCTCTCCAATAATATTTTCAAATTTATGTTTAAGTTCTATTGGTCTATATTTTTCTAAAGATCTATATCCTTTGTACCACTCAGATCCGTCTTCAAAGGTTAGATTATTAAGAGCCCAATCTCTAATTTCATAAGGATTTTCATAAAAATTATCTACAACCCAAACTCTTTTTGTTGGAATCTTATTAATTGAAAATATATTATTAGATTCTTTTTCTTCAGTTGAATGCCATTCTACTAATTGTAAAGCTTCACCATGTAACCTTTGTACATCCCCGGTTCCATCAACATAATGCTGCCGATCAATAAAATTGCAGTATTGAGGAAATGGAAACTTGCGATCCGGATCCATCATCACTGTTGTTGTTTCTAGCATTTTATCATATTGTTTTGTTTCTTTATATAATTTTACTAGCATCCATAGATGATCGTTTCTTCCAGGAGCAAATCTTTCTAATGGTTTTAATGTAGTAATAGCTTCTTCATTTTTACCCATAAAAATATATGCTTCAGCTGCCATGATGCCAGCCATATAGCACATCTCATCCACACCTACATTACCATTTTTATCTTTAAAAACTTTAGTAATATATTCATTTAAATACCAAATTGATCGTCTAGCATATTCATCAGCATGTCTTTTTTCTAATGGAAATGCAGATGATTCCATTGCATCTCTATAGCTTTTACCAATATACCAAAAGTGATACATATTTTCTAAAAGATTTTGCTCACGAATAAGTTTTTCTTCAAGTACAAGAGAATCTGAAATAAATTTAGTTGGAACTGACCAAGACATTCCAGAATTTGATCCAATTTGATTAAACCCTATTTGAAGCGGATAAGTATTATATTCATGGTCAATTTCTGGATCTAAACAATAAATGGTTTCATGGCATGGATCGTGGTTAAACGCCCATTGCATATTTGCATTCCATAACCATGTTCTATAATATACAGCTGAACCAGAAATTGCTGGAATATTAAATCCATGAACTGTTTTATCATTAAATACGGACCAATCAAAATCATCATAAACTTCTAATGTTTCATCACAATCCATTTTAAGAATCCAATCACAACCATGATCGACTTCATTTTGGCAATAACGAATTAAATGATCTCTATTCCAGCCAAATCCTTTCCAGCCTTCTTCAACTTTATAAAGAACACCTGGAATATTATTCTCAGCAGCCCATTCATTTACAATATCAGGAGAACCATCTGTAGATCCATTATCTTGAATTACATAATAATCAATATATCCAACTACAGAATCAAGCATGTTTCGAAGAACATGTGCTTCGTTCTTAAACATGGCTACCATAACAATTTTACATTCTTTATTCATGATGTTTTCTCAGCACGTTTCTTAATAAATTCAAGGATCTTATCGTTATTTATTTGATCTTCTCGTGGACTATATAATGCTCTAGGTCTATCAACAGCACTCTCTTGTATTGGCGACAAATAATACATTGCAATGCTTTTTCGGTATATTCCTTGAGGACATTTAATTGTTTCTGGAAATCCATGCCATGAATTTTGAGTGGTATCAAACAAAACAGCTCTATTAAATACACAATCAATAGATACTTCTTTTTTCTTTGCTTGATTTAATTCTTCATTATGGCTCCAAAATTCTAAATTTCCACCCCATTCTTTTTTCCAGTTTGGAGTAAGATAGATTATAATGTTCCATTTCCTTTGCATATTAGCTAGTGGATGAATAGAATAATCTTGATGAATATTTAAATGATCTCCACTTTTGCTCATATGCCAACCAGCACCATGTAATCCATAATCAGGCTTAAGACATGCATCCCCGGTTAGCTTTCTTAATTTATCAGTAAACTTTTCGCAACATAATGATAAAAATAACTGATAAGTTTCCGGTGGAAAAGATCCCCAGTTTTGAATAGCCTTTTTTCTTTCTAATGGATTGTCATAAGCAAACCATTTTTTAGAAGAATGTGAAGGGAACTGTTTTGATAAAGTATGTGCTAAATCAGCTTTTAAAAAATTGTCTATCACGAAGTATTTAAAAGGAACATCATACTCTTTTGCTTGCGCTAAATCCATTTAGGGCCTTCAAACCACGCAGCAATACTATATCTAGTTCCTCTCGTAACTGGATTTGCTTTGTGTTTTAAGACTGAAGGAAAATAGATAAAAGTTCCTTGAGCTCTGTAATCTTTTGGATCTGGTGGATTAGAAGAATCTACAATTTCTAAATCACCACCATCATAGTCATTTGGATCCGATAATTGCAATACACATGATATTTTTCTATGATGTGTTGGATCGCCATTCATCCAAAAAGTATCTACATGCTCTTTATATTCGCCTTGAATAGATGCATCATATTCTGCAAATTGTACAAAATCAAGTCTATTAACGTGGATATTAAAGAAATCTTTATTTGCTTGAATTTGTGTTTTCCATAAAGCATCAAATAATTTTTGAAATCTCCAATCACCTGCTTGAATAAATGATACTTTACTTTTACGATATTCCGTAAGATGAGCATCTTCACCCAAACCAACTACTGCATCTTGTGATGGTAATAGTTTTGCTTGAGCGATTATTTCTTCACAGTCTTGTTTATTTAAATACGATTCAAAATAACACCAATCACCTTGCCATGCCATAAATCACCTCAAAAATTAAATTTTATTCTACGTTAAAATTAACATACATATGAATAGTTGTTTCATCCACATTATATACTAATTGCGCTGCTTCATTTACAGTTGCACCATCTTCAGCTTCAGTAGCAGCTGCTGCTGCTGTAAATGTTCCATCAACCATAGTTAATTTCCACCATCCAGAAGCATTTACTGAAGCGTCTACTGCAGTTTCGTTTTCATTGAAGAAACCTTCTTTAGAATGTGTTTCTATATCTTGTGTAGAAAGATCTATTGCCATTTCTTTATTTTCCTATTCTAGATTTTAAATCATCTATTTGATTTTTTTGTTCCTTTAGTGCTTCAATTAATAAAGGAATTACTCTTGGATAGTCCACTGTTAAATACTTCTCGCCAGAAATACTATGTCCATGCTTATTTATATCAAACGGAGCACCTCTAAGTACTTCAGGTAAAGCCTGTTCTAATTCTTGAGCAATCAGGCCAATTTTCCGTCCAGAAAAGTCATTTGCAATATTTTTTGCTAATTCATTTGGAGAATAATAATAACCATTTAATTTGCTAATTCTTTTTATAGGATTATCTATTGGCCCTTTTACATTTTTTAATCTAATATCAGAGTAACCTGCTGTAATATAACTTGCTGCTCTAATATCTCCAACTCCCATTGAAGTTGATGCTGGTGCTGGAGATCCAACTAATAGTTTATCTACTTGAGTTGTTGTTCCAGCTACGCCGGCGTATCCCTGATAACCTTGAGCACCTTGTCTACCAGCAACACCTGAAGGACCAGTTACTCCAGTTGGACCCTGTGGTCCACGCGAACCTTGAGGACCTGTCCCTGTCGCTGCTCCTTGCGGCCCTTGCGGTCCTCTAGGACCCTGTGGTCCTTGTGTACCTTGATAACCAGATGCTCCGCCATAACCCTGAACGCCTTGATAACCCTGAACACCTTGACGGCCAGTAACACCTTGACGGCCAGCAACACCACCTCTACCAGTTGCTCCTGCTGGTCCTTGATAACCCTGAACACCTTGATAACCCTGAACACCTTGATAACCTTGTCGACCAGCCACACCAGTTACACCAGTTCTACCGGTTGGACCTTGTGGTCCTCTAGCACCTTGTGGTCCTCTAGCACCTTGCGCACCCTGATAACCAGTATATCCCTGAACACCTTGACGACCTTGACGACCAGAACCACCTTGAGCACCAACTGCACCCTGTGCTCCTGCTGGACCCTGTGGTCCTTGAGGACCCTGAGTACCTTGATAACCAGTATATCCCTGAACACCCTGATGACCTTGTCTACCAGCTACACCCGTTGCACCAGTTGATCCCTGACGACCAGCTGCTCCCTGTGGTCCTTGCGGTCCTTGAGGACCCTGATAACCAGTATATCCCTGAACACCCTGAACACCTTGTCGACCACCAACACCTTGTCGGCCAGTAGCACCAGTAGATCCATGAGGTCCCTGTGGACCTTGTGGTCCTTGAACACCAGTATATCCTTGAACACCTTGATAACCTTGTCGACCTTGGAAACCAGTTGCATTTGATACTCCAGCTGCTCCCTGAACACCTTGTGGACCTTGTGGTCCTCTAGCACCTTGCGGTCCTTGTGTACCTTGTCGGCCTTGGAAACCAGCTACACCACTAGTTGCACCTGTTACACCACCAACACCAGTTCTACCACCAACACCAGTTGCTCCTGTTGGATTTGTACCCTGTCTTCCAGCTGGTCCCTGAGGACCTTGAGGACCTTGAACACCCTGCGGACCAGATGGTCCTTGTGTACCATTTGTTCCTTGAACACCTTGCGGACCGGCAGCACCCTGAGCACCCTGCGGACCAGTACCAACTAAAGTTGTTGGACCTATCCAATTACCATCACTATCAATTACTGGGATATTTGAACTACCTCTGATAGTTAATCCATTTTTTATGTCAAACTTTTTAGTCGCCATTTAACAATACCCTAGATAGTTCTTCTATTTCTTCTTGTTGTTCTTTTATAGCTTCAACTAATAAAGGAACAATGTGTTCATAACGCACTGTTAAATATTTATCGTCTGTATTGTCTCTTAAGTTAAAAGGAGCATCTTCAATAACTTCAGGTAATATTTTATTTACTTCTTGAGCAATTAATCCAACTTGTGTTCTATAATCATGGTATCCATATTTTTCAGCAAATTCATTTTGAGTATAAAATACACCATTTAAATTCTTTATTTTTACATTTGGATCTTTAATATATTCAATTTTATCTTTTAATCTAATATCTGAATAATATGATACAATGTTACCAGATGCTCTTAGATCTCCAGTTGGTCCAGCTGGAGTTCCAACGCCAAATGCTAATACTTGAGCAGTATTAGTAACTGCTCCAGCAGCACCCTGAGCACCAGCCACACCAGTTGGTCCTCCTCCTCCTTGTGGTCCTCTAGCACCTTGAGTTCCCTGATAACCTTGAGCACCCTGTGGTCCTTGCGGTCCTCTAGCACCTTGATAACCAGCATATCCCTGAACGCCTTGGAAACCAGTTCTACCTGTCGGACCAGTAGTAGCACTTGCTGCACCACTAACACCACCAACACCAGTAACACCTGTTGAACCTTGTGGTCCTCTAGAACCCTGTGGTCCACGCGAACCTTGAGGACCTTGAACACCTTGAGTACCTGTTACACCACCAACACCTGTTACACCACCAACACCAGTTGCACCGGTCGATCCCTGTGGTCCTCTAGCACCTTGAGTTCCCTGATAACCTTCAACACCTTGGTAGCCTTGAACACCAGCAACACTACTTGAAGCACCGGTGGATCCGCCTACTCCTCCAACACCGGTTGGACCTTGTGGTCCCCGTGGTCCTGTCCCGCCTTGAGCACCATTTGATCCTTGTCTGCCTTGATAACCTGCTACACTACTTGAAGCACCGGTGGACCCGCCTACTCCTCCAACACCAGTTGGACCTTGAGGACCTCTTGGACCTTGTGTTCCTTGAGCACCAACTGCACCCTGTCTACCTTGATACCCAGCAACACTACTTGAAGCACCGGTGGATCCACCGACCCCGCCAACACCGGTTGGTCCTTGCGGTCCTCTAGCACCTTGCGGTCCTTGTGTACCTTGTCGACCCTGATAACCTTGAAACCCTGTTACGCCACTAGTTGGACCTGTTACACCACCAACACCAGTTCTACCTCCAGCACCAGTTGGTCCAGCAGAACCTTGAACACCTTGTGCACCTTGTACACCAGTATATCCTTGAACACCCTGATAACCTTGAACACCTGCAACTCCAGTTGCACCTGTTGGTCCAGCAGAACCTTGTGGCCCACGAGCACCTTGTGGTCCTTGTGGTCCCTGAGGACCTTGTATCCCTTGAGCACCAACTGCACCTTGAGCACCTTGGCGACCTTGGAACCCAGCAACTCCGGTTGCACCCTGTGGACCTTGAGATCCATCTAATCCAGATCTACCCTGTGGTCCTTGAGCACCTTGTCTACCCTGTGGTCCTTGAGGACCTCTAATATTAACAGCGCTAGCAACCCACTTTCCGGTATTGTCAATGACATCTGTGCCATTAACAGTAACTCCTTCTTGAACTATAAAGGGTTTCTTAGCCATTTACTTCTCTTTGCTCTACTTTTTGCTTCAATATATTTATTTGTGCTTGTTGTTCTTTTATAGCTTGTAACAATAGAGCAACTACTCGATCATACTTTACAGTAAGATAATTATTTCCATTATCTAATTCTTCAGCTAATGCTGCTTTGGTTACTAATTCTGGAGCGATTGCTTCTATTTGTTGAGCAATCAAGCCAATTTGTCTTCTTCCAGTATCCAAACCTAATTTCTTTCCGGTTTCATTTGTTCTAAAATAAATTCCAGTAATAGACTTTAATTTATCAACTGCGTCTTTAATAATTTCAATTTCATGTTTTAATCTTTTGTCAGAATATCCAGCAGTAATAGATCCAGTTGCTTGAATTGTTCCAGTAGGAGAAGCTGCTCCAATATTTACTGAAA